TTAATCCTCCGGCCATGTCCAGGACGGCCAGTAATATCCCTGGCCGAAGTCTGCGCCTGCCTGCAGTGCCCAGGTACGATCGCGTTCAGTCTCAATACCTTCGATAAGCACTTTCCCGGCAAGCTGAAAGCAAAGGGAAACCAGTTGCCTCAGCGCAGGGGTGTCGCGTAAACGCCAGAATGCTTCCTTATCTATTTTGATGCCGCTTAACGGAAGTCGACAGGATAAAAACGACTGCACTAAGACATCATCAATGTCATCCAGCCAGATAGCGTGCCCCTGTCTGCTCAGCTGCTGCAGATTCTGAACCACGCGCTGCTTCTGCGCGACGGACAGCGCCAAAAAAGCCGCAAGGTCGACAAACTCAATATTGAGCGGCACGCAGGGGAGTCTGATGAGCCGCTGGAAGGACGCAGGCTCTGTCAGGACGGTTATCGGCAGATTAATAAAAAGGTTATGACTGTGCGGCGTATTTTTTAACGCAGCAAGCTGCGCCTCAAGCAGCGTTAGCGACCAGCCAGCGGACCGATCGCAAAAAAAATCCTCACTGTGCCGCGTATCAGCCAGGACGCTAAGGACCTCGACGCCAACCTGACGCAAAGAGGCGAGGGCGACGATAGGCTCAAGCTTAATGCCGACGATGTCCTGAGAGAGGTACTGTAACCGGGGGGGCGTATCGATCAGGTTTTGCGCTGTCACTCCATTGTCCTGTTGTCTGTCAGCCTCCAGGCGGCCGGGATACTTGGCTCTAGTGTGACGAGCTGACGTTCAGGAAAACAGCAGGCGTTACTTAAATGCAACTAAGCCTTTTCGCAGCGCTAAATTTTACGGTAAAACAGGGAGGAATGTTGAGAAAATAGCCGTATTTACAATTGGCTAGCGGTAATTGGCCCTGAAAACGGAAAAGGCATTGACTCACCTGCCATTGACCGTATAATTCTTCGCGTTTCACCACCGCGAAGTACACGCTTCTCAGTGCGCCCTTAGCTCAGTTGGATAGAGCAACGGCCTTCTAAGCCGTAGGTCGTAGGTTCGAATCCTACAGGGCGTGCCATTTAGAAACAGGCACTTACGCCAGTTTCAAACCAGCCTGATTTTCTCCTTGTGTCATGTTTGTGTCATGGTTGCCAAAAATGGCATCTATTTTCCGCGCGTGTTCACTTAAATGATTCGGCGCCAGGTGAGCATAACGACGGACCATTTCGATCGACTCCCAGCCGCCCATTTCCTGCAGAACGGACAGCGGCACGCCGGACTGAATTAACCAGCTCGCCCAGGTATGCCTGAGGTCGTGAAAACGGAAGTCCTCTATACCCGCTTTCGCCAGGCCAATGCGCCAGGCGCTGTTATCATCCACACGCATCTTCCGGACCGCCGGGGTGACAGTTTTATCCGGGCGCGTCGATGGTTTCGTGTGAACGAATACCCACCTGGAACTTTTCCCGATCTGATCCCTTAACACCCTGCATGCGGTATCATTCAGAGCCACGCCGATAGCCTTGCCCGCCTTCGCGTTCTCCGGATTTACCCATGCAACCTTTCTCTGCATATCGACCTGCTGCCACTCCAGATCAATGATGTTGGAGCGGCGCAGGCCGGTTGCCAGCGCAAATATCACCACCGGCTTTATCGACTCAGGCATGCAGGCGATAAGCCGTTCTGCCTCTTCCCTGGTCAGCCAGCGGATGCGTTTGCTGATTGGCTTTTTGGTCTTAATGACGGGGGCCGACTTTATCCATCCCCAGTCATTGGCTGCAGTTTTCAGCAGCGATCGCATAAAAGACAGGTGCTGGCTCTTTGTAGCCTGGCTTACTGGCTTTTCAGTGTACGGCGGCGGCTCCTTTCCCCGACGTATAGCAGCGTCCCGGCGCGACTCCCACACCTGGATGTGCTTGCGGTTGACCATCTTCGAAACTGCTTCGTTTACCTGGTCCGCCGTGATGGTCGAAATATCCCGGCCGGAGAAATGCCGAAGGAAGTATTCGATTTTGGTCTTATCGTCATCGAGGGATCGCTTATGCTCTTTCTCTCGGATCCACCTGATGCAACATTCCTCAAACGTCCTCGTCGGCAGTTCCCCGATTTTATCCACCCGCCACGCTTCAGCCTTCAGCTTGTCGTGCAACTCCTGCGCTTGTTTCTTGTCCCCCGTGCCAAGAGATCGTCTAATTCTTTTCCCTGACGGCGTAACGAAATGACAGTGCCAGACGCCGCCTCTGAGGGTGATTGACATAAAATTTCTCCTTTATGTTCACCCGCGCTCGCGGAAACAGGATCGCGCGGGTCATGTAAATACGCAATACAGGCGACGTCGGTCGTGCGGTATTTGTTCCCAATCTTCTTCCCGCCGAGTTGGCCTGAGTCGATGAGGCGGTAAACAGTCCTCGGAGAGACCTTCAGGAGTTTTGCCGCCTTCTGCGCAGTGAGTGGCTCAGCTGTAACCATCTCCCCTCCTATGACATCGATTTATAAAACTGCGGACCGTCTGGCGTGGCCGCGCGTAATTCGTTTTCCGGATGCACTGAATAATTTCTGTCGTCCCACCGCACCCAGAACTGTGGATGGTCGCCGTCCGGGTCCTGAAGGCTATCCACCACGCCATGGATACCGCCGGTCTTCTTCTGGACTATTGCTCCCAAATAAAAAGCAGCCATTGCACACCTTCCGGTTCGTGAAGAAATGAGATGAGAGCGCCCAGCGCCATAAGTGCGGCGATGAGCCAGGTCATGGGGTTTGATTGCATGGTGAACTCCCAAAAAGAATGCCCTCACGGTGGAGGGCAAAAGGGATGACGTTGCAGTGCTTTCGCACCCAATAGCCAGCTCATAACTGGCTATCAGTTGCGTCATGGTTTTATATGAAGGCGCGGTTCGCCGTCTTTCGGCTCCGGCCACTGCCGAGCCATATTCACCTTCAGCTTTTCTTCCAGCGCCGCGGTGATTTGCTCATCGGTGATACCGGCGCGCCGCTGCGCGAATTGCATTTTCATTTGCTGGCGTCATGCGGCCTCCCGTTTGTTTTTGAGATGAGGGGCATTCGAAAGAAAAACCGCTTTCGCAAAGCCCAGAGGAGTTGCGCTTCGAATGTTGGCACGCTCGTCACTGGGAGGGCATTCGTGAATGCGGTTGTCCGGATACCAGTCAGTCACCAATCCGGCGAAAGATGTTCCTGAGATGACCTCGATTGCCTTCTTCTTCGGCACCATCCGTCCGCAGGCCAGTTTCACGGCGTCGATAGCCGCTTCCACCATCGGATGCATATTCTCTGCCGGCGCCTTGAAGCCGTTACCTGTCCAGAGGCAGGTCTGTTTCGTGTAGTTGTCATCCTCGCACAGCCCAGTGAACTGGTACGGATGGAACGTGTAATCTGCCGAACCGAAGATGCTACTGAACACGCTAACCGGGTTTTCGAATGCCCACGAGCATCCGGCCGCCAAGCCTGTCATCCTGCATTGCTCGGCAACGAGCGCAGCTTTAGCCTGAAAATGTTGGTCTTTGGCTCGTTTTGATTCGAACCAACGGGATCCTGATACTGCAACGTCAGTGCAAGGAGGAAAGCCGATAACCATGACCACGTTCTCGGTACGAATGATCTGGGACAGCCGCGGCATAGCCTCAATTATGGTTGCCGATATGCGTTCAATCGGACCGTTAATCGAAGTATCTGGATGCTGCGGGTCAACCAACACCGCACGGTAGCCTGCTTCAACCCATGGCACAGACATGACACCAGTGATATCGCACAGGCAGATAATGGTACCTTTGCTCATGCAGCCTCCGTTTTCACAACATCGATGGCGCAGCCGGGTAGCAATTCAACCGCGGCGGTGGCGCACTGATTTCCCCAGTGATCCCAGCCCGGTGCCGCGCCGCGGCTAAACAGCTCAATGCGCGGCACATCGCCGTAAAGAAGCTCAAGCCGGCGCCGAACTTCCCACGGTTTTTCGCTGTGCGCGCCGAGCGGGCTGTAGACCACCTGCTTAATCCCGGCGTGCTGTCGTTCCAGCCCGGCGCCACGGGTGGCAATCAGCAGGTCTTCGGTATTGGCTCGGGTGTGATTGCCGCCGTTCATTCGCGTCTCGGCGTTAAGCAGATCGAGGAAGTCGTAAAAGTCGGTGACTTCACCCTCGGCCAGCGCCTTGTTGATGCGCAATTCCGCGTTCTGATTCAGCTTCACCCAGGTAAAGCCCTTCATCGTGCGAACGGTAAATCCCCAAGCCTCGGCCAGCTCGATAGCCTCCTGGTTATGCGTGCCGGTGTACCACATCGCCAGCACCGCGTCATCGGCGGCAAGTTCCCAGACTGGCAGGCGCTTGATGTCGATTAGCTTCATGGTGGAGTAGTGATCGGCAGCGGCGCCGTTGCTGCTGGTGTTGCCGTAAGACCAGGGAGGATCTGCGTAGATAAGAGAGTATTTTCCAGTCATGCATCCTCCCGCTCCGGATCGTTAACATCCCAGCCATTACGCTCAATATTGGTTTGCAGCCGCTTATCCCCGACCTCTTCAATGCTGCGGCCGGTAATTTCCGCGGCTTCGGCGTTTGAGTGTCGCCACAGCAGCGCCAGCACTTCGAGTGACCATGCTTTCATAGCACTGACTCCATTTCGTCGATGTAGAGGCCCTGAGCAATCAGGCGGCGACGGCGGGCGGCCCGCGCTATGCACTCCTGCCGCCTACCTTCCTGCGATTGCTCTATAGCGCGCCGGGTGAACAGGCGCGATTTACCTTGCGGCGTTACGAGCTTTGGTTTCGTTACCAAGTCGAAAGTCCGGTCGCAGATGCCTTCCTCGTTGATCCACTTTTCCGACTCAACGATCTGCGCTATCTGTCCGGTGCCGCGGGTAATGCCGTTGGCTACCCGGTTAAACTCGATGAGCGTTACGCCAAACTTCTCAGCGATTTCGCTACCGGTTATCGGGCGGCCGCGCGTCTGAATCATCCAGATAACGCGCTCACGGAGGCCGGAGAATTGCCCGGTTCGCCCGGGCCGGCGGTAGAAGGGTGTGCGCTTCATTGCGGTATGTCTTCATCAAACGCAGGAGTATCAATTTCGCTTTCTGTCTCAGGTTGAGGATCAGGGAATGCATACTCAACGCCTTCAAGTTCCAGCCACAGAGCATTTCGCCCAGCCTTGATGGTAGGCCAGTCCATTCCCTTGATTCTTTCCCATGAGCGAGAGGCAAAAACCTTCTCAAGAAGGTTGGATTTTGCTCGCTTGGCGTCGTTTGTCGTTCCGCCGTGATACTTGTTCAGCAACTCGACTATTTCATCCAGCGCGATTTCTTTCGCGCGCTTCTCTTTTTGCCATGCAGGAACTCCATCATCGGCAAACAGAACGCCGTTATCGCGAGATGTATCAACGCCTAAATGTGTTCCGCCAAGGTTCAGAAATTCAATGTGAGGCAGGAAGTTTTTGAATGTCGGGTTTGAAAAGACCTGGCCATCAATGCGAGTTGAGCGATCTTTCAAAACACGAGCAGTACGCCAAACCTGACCGGTTTCGATATTCATCTGCTTTTCCATCTGAATCAGGATGGAAGGCTCATATCCGGTTTCGGTTTCGGCCTTCATTTTCACACCGGTTTTAGCCAGTTGTTTCTTGCCGTCATCGCCTTCAAAGAAGTCGTATTCATACCCGGCTCGGCCGCACATGATGATATGCGCCTGGCTGTTAACAAATCTGTCTGTAAACCGCCGCCATTCCTGCTTGAGCCATGCCCAGTCCGAGAACTCAAGCCCGCGCTTGCGATTGCGTCGTTTGGCGTATTCGTCGCATAACCCCGTCCAAAAGTGGCTAATGGAGTCAATAATCATCACAGAGCCATTGGCTTCTGCTTCGTTGACAGCTTCAAGAAGATCGACGAATGAGCGGGTTTTTGCAGTAAACAGTTCGATGTTTTCAGCGTCAAATCTTGGCTTAACCCAGTCAGAACCTGTTTCTGTATCAAGGAACATGACCGGTCGATCACCTGCCGCAATACCACGCTGTCGCATCAGCAGCACAAGGCCAATTGCTAACTCGCTGGCTGTGTAGGTCTTGCCGTCACCGGCAAAACCCATAATTCCGGCCTTGAGAAAAGCCTGTGTATTGGTGGCGCGTTGGAATAATGCCATTGTTCAATCCTCAGTATTCAGAACGGGCAGCCGGTACGGTGTTCCCAGTCGTATTCCGCCTGGGCGTAAGCAACTGCAGAAATGAAATCGTTGTACGCCTCGCCAGCTTTATCGCTGCGAAGCCCTTCGTACGGGCTGGAGTCAATCGGGATCGTGAAGTGGAAGAGGCCGGACGGCTCTTTTGGCATCATGTCGATGATTTTCTGCGCCCGGTCATTGATCCACTTCTCTTTCTCGTCGGTGAGCTGTTGCTCAACCCAGCGCCGATCTTCGATGCGGTCGTAAGTGAGGTATGCGTTCATGGATGAACTCCTGAAATTTGGATGTGCAGATCCCGCCCACGTAATGCCAGGCCAATCGTTTGAATAGGGTGGTTAATATCAGTGAACCATCGGCTCGCCGCGCTCATTCAGCAGCACAACGACGGAATCACTTTTGATGATGGTTTTTTCGAAGATGTTGAAGGCGTACAGGCCTTTCTCAACGTTCGCAGAGGCGCGATAAGTTTTGCCGTGGTGTTGCAGCATTGTGCCCGGTAAAACCTCGCTACGTGGCACTGATGCGGTGCCGTAGTGCATTCCAATCATACCTTCACCTCAACCTGTTCCAGGAGGCCAGCGATATGCATCTGCCAGCGGTTCAGAGTCAGCTTGTCGCGCGGTGCCGATACCGACGTCAGCTGCCACTCGTTATCGTTAAGCTTTTTGGCGGTGTACTGCTTGCCGTTGTGGGTTACTGTCATGATGCCTCCAAGCCAATGGCATCAGAGATAATCTGGAGTTTCTCAACTGAAACACCTTTCCCGTTACCAACTGGCTTTTCCATCCAGTCGAGCGACACTAGTCGGCCGTCGTCGATAACACCGATATTGAAATCATCACAACCTGCTACTTCAAATCCGTGAGAAATTGCCACTTCCCGCTTATCAAATATTTCCAAATCTGAGGAATAACCAATGCCGTAACCGTGGTCGTTTGACCATGCGTGCTGCTGGATAACGATAAATTTTTGCATAATCACTCCGCCCGTAAGCTGGGCTGCTGAACGTTAAACAAGACTTCTGCGCTAATGGGCGGTGGATGGCCGCCGGTTGTCATAACTAAGCAACCTCTGTGAAGTTGCTGAGGTATAACTGCCCATGAATCGGCATGGGCGACCGGGCTTAAATCAGATTTATATGTCCCCACAACCCATCACCTGAAATGATGTGCCTCTGCGCTACTTGAACGCGTTAAGCTGGTTGAGATAGCGATCTGCTTGCTTTCTGAAGGTTCTCGCTGCGTTCTTGCGTTACGGCTAAGCCATACCGTTAGCAATAGGGACAGGATGAGCAGGCTTTGCATGTTCTTCCTGTTTGGAGCTGTAAGTTATTCCTCGATGTTGGTTTTCAGTCGTCACTGTTACCTGTTACATAACTCCTCCGATACGGTGCGCCGCGTCGAAAAGGGTGGCAGCGGCTAGCCATTTGAACGTGATGCCCAATCGGGCGTGAAAGATTCTGTGATTCAGCCCAGCCCACTCAACTTCGAATGGACTGGAATAAATCTCTTTGCGCTTCGCACCTCTCATCCCGCCAGTGTTGCCCGTTCCCACGCCTTTATCGCTCTCGCGAGGGGGTAGCCTCACACCGACCGGATCGCGCCCGGTGCTGCGCCGAATTTTTACGTTGGGGTCTAAACAGGATTACCGAGTGCTGTTCCGACTTTGCATGTTGTTAAAAAGCAGGCGACTTGCTGTCCGCCGCTGGCTAACTTCGCTCAGCTGTCGATGTTTCGTTTCGATGAGTTGATTATTAACTAATGGTTATTTTCAGTCAATAACCATTAGTTAATTATTTTACCGTTGGTTATTAAGGTTATGATTTATTGGTTAATTTAGTTCTGTTATGGATTTGTGCAGTACGTGCTATGCTGCAAAAAACATCAAAAAGGAGTGGTGAGATGGACTTGGATGAAGAAAGAGTGAACATGATGGTTCACGCCATGGGGCGGGCGGTCATGGAATTGTCACTGGCTGATTTACCCATGACCCAGCAAAACATCATCGACAAGCTGGAGCAGTACCGGAAGGAAACGGGAAACGTGATAGGGAAGGGGGTGAACAGGGATGCGGCGGAGATAGTCAGGAAGGGTAGTAAAGCTGTGAAGTAGGCACAAAAAACCCGGCACGGTGGCCGGGTTTTAGTAGAAATCAGAATTTGGTGATGTCGATGTTATAGATTGCCATCCATGCCTCTGCGGGATAGGAGTTCAGCGGTACTGATTGGTAATGTGGGGTCAGTATTTCAACTGACAACCCGTGATAGCCACAGTAGTTGGCAAGTGTCTGCCAGCTATACTTCCCGGGGATGACGCTCTTTACGTGCGCAATCGTGGCATGCCTAAATCCTTCGCCTTTACTATGAACGTATTTGTTGTGCTGCATGACGTGATTGCCGAAAGCGCCGCGTACAGATTTGAACTGACCGTCTTTCTTTTCCAACATCATCTGAGCCCGTTCTGCCGCTTCTGCCTGGTCGGCCAGTTGACGAAGAGCATCCGCGTAGGTCTGTGGCACCATCTTGTATCCGCCTGTTTTACGGATAGAGGGAAGCACTTCTGAGGTGACCCATTTTTTAAACTGCTTTGCCTCATCTTTTTGAGAGCCCATAACGGCATTGTACAGTCCAGATTCATTTATAAGTGTCTGATTATTCTGGGATGCTGCTATATACAGCGTCCGTTTTTCATCTTCATCAAGACGCTCTGTCATATTATTTGTCTTTGCATAGCCAAGGATATCTGCAACATCCTTAGCTACAAACCACACCTCTGAATCATCATCCGTCATAGTCCTGACAGCATTGCCGTTAAAATCAAATTCATTTAATGCCACTGCGTTACTCATTGGTTCACCTATTTTTTTAAGTTGAAATTATGTGCAAGCCTAAACCAGCCGCAGCTTCGTCTCTATCCAAAAGTCTCATCAGGCCACCATAAGCACGATCGCAACAACCGAGAGCAAAGTAACCACGCCTACTATCAGATATTCTCTCATCACCCAAACGTCTCTTCAGGCCGCTACCAGCTATACGCCGACCAAAACACCTTGCCGATCAGACCAGCCGCATCTTCGTCTCTACAGCAGCACCGAGTACCAGAAGAGACGGCCAATTATCTCGACATCATCAATATCAGCCTCTTCGTCTGGGTAGGAGTCGTTGTTGTAACTGCGGATGATCAGCTTCCCACCTGGCTTACGATACAGTTGTTTAATGCGCTTGAGTTGACCATTCCCGCCATCTGTCTGACCAATGGCATACAGTTTCCCATCAACTATGCGTTTGTTGTTCGTATCGACGGCTACAGTCGTACCATCCGGTATCACAGGTTCCATGCTGTCGCCAGTAGCAGGGAAACACAGGATGCCAGACCCATCTGTGTTAGCTCCAACGCGGCGGAGGGTTGCCTTTGAGAACCTGAGCTTAAAACCATTGTGATCTTCGCTGTGTACGCGTCCATCGCCACACGCAAATTCAATATCCTTAAGAAACGGCACTTCAACCTCGTCAGCAGGAAGCGGTGTGTTTTTATCCCAGGCGTCAACAGTTCCCCATTCAGATTCTGGAGGGATAGATGACTCCCTACGCAGTTCAGGTTCGGGATCATTCCTTCCGTATTCAAGCCACTCAGGCCGTACCCCAAGCCAGCGGCTAAGGGCAAGGATATTGGTTTGGTCTGGTATCGCTGATGCGTTAAGCCATTTCCAGATCCCGGGCTCAGATACAGTAATTCCTTGGGACTTCATAGCCTCTCTGATCCTACCAGCCTGCCCACGACCACCAACGCCAGCATCAAGCAATGCAGCGCGAAGTCTTTTCGAGAATTCTTCTTTTAAATCGTCTTTTTTAACCATTCGTTAATTATCAATTAGAGTTGACATAACTGTCAGTTAAGATATAACCTTAACTCGTAGTTAATATAGTTAACGGAAAACACTATGAACCCAATGCAATTTGCAATCGAAGCTGTAGGCGGTCAAACCGCTGCTGCTCGCCTGTGTGGCCTATCGAACGTTGCTATTCACAAGTGGGTGAAGAACGCGGCGCTGCCTCGTACTGAGTACACAGAGAAAACCAACTATTCGCAGCTTTTGGCTGACGCATCAAATGGGCAGTTTACGGCTGAATGGCTCCGTCAAGCAGCTAACCCTGACCGAATTAAACAAGATTCACATGCCGCCTGACCGGCGGCAATAACCAATTACATCAGAGGAAGTATCGCAAATGGAAACCTTAACGACACGCAACAAAGCGGAGGCACGACGAATTGAGAGCTGGGTGCAGCGGCAAATCGCAGATCTTGGGACCACCAGGATCGCCGAAGTAGCTGGCATCAACAAATCCACAGTCAGCCGGTGGCGGGAGAGCCTGGTACCGAACATGTCGCTGCTGCTTGCCATCCTGATTTCGAACAGGGATGGAGAGAAGGGAGATTTTGAAGCATGAACGTAGAAAGGGGAAAAGCCGCGGTGCTGGAACACCAACGGCTTTCAGGTGCAATAAACGTCAGTCAATTGCGAGGCAATTATGCCAGGTAAAGCGAAGAGAGTAAACAAACCGGAGGTAGCACGTGAGCATGTCACTTATGGCGAAAGCAATGGGGGTCAAAGTGGGAAACTCACTGCGTAAGCTCGTCCTGATTAAGCTGGCTGATAACGCCAACGACAAAGGCGAATGCTGGCCTTCGTATCAACACATCGCCGACCAATGCGAATGCAGTCGAACGGCTGTTCGTAACCATATTGATGCGCTTGAAGAAATGGGGCTTATCAAGCGTGAGAATCGCGTTGGCGTCAACAACGGAAAAGGTAATACGTCAAATGTGTATTACCTCAAATTAGATGCCACCCCTATGCCATTAAATGGCACAGGGGTATGCCACGACGAAGCACACCCTATGCCATCAGATGGCACACCCCCTGTGCCACCAGATGGCACCAGAACCAGTCACTCTTTTGAACCAGTCATTGAACCTAACTCTCTCTCTGGGCGCGAAGGTTTTATGAGCGAAGCTGCAAAACGGCGGATCGGGATTTCACCAGGCGGGGAGATTCCATTCCCACCCCTGTTTAAGCCATCAGCAGATCACATTGCCATGGCTGCCGAGAAGGGGGTGAGCATTGAAACTGAGCTGCTGAACTTCCGGGACTATCACCTTTCCCGTGGCACGCAGCTAATCGACTGGAATTCGGCTTTCAGAGTCTGGATCCGGAATGCCAGGGTTAACCCGCTGGCTAAGCGTGGTCGTGCCGAGCAGGAAACGCCTCACTGGAACAGCCGCGAGGGATGGGAGGACTTCCTGTGAATAATCAGATTATGCAAGCCGTTAACGGCCGTGATGGCGCGCTACTTTCCAGAATGGCGAACGGAAGTACCGACCAGCAGAAGGTTATCAACCCTGAGGCTGAGGGGCTTGTTGATTCTCTCTTTCGGCAGCTGAAGCAGATTTTCCCTGCGTCTACGCAGACAAACCTGAAAACTGACGCAGACGAGAAAACGGCAAAGCGTCAGTGGATCGCAGCGTTTTCAGAGAATGGGATCCGCACACGCGAACAGCTTTCTGCCGGAGTACGGCACGCCCGCGCCAGTGAATCACCTTTCTGGCCGTCGCCGGGGCAATTCATCAAATGGTGCAAGGATAGCGGCACGGTGCTTGGCATTGGCCTGGCTGATGTGATGAATGAGTTTCATCGGTATAGCCGCGAAAAAGGGCTGCATACCGGCGGAGCAGAAGCTTTCCCGTGGTCTCATGACGTCATGTACTGGATTGTGACCGATACGCGCAGAGCGATGTACCAGCGCCAGCTGAGCGAGGCTGAAACTGAAAAATACGCGTCAAAAAAACTTGAGGAATGGGCGCTGAAAGTTGCTGGTGGGGAAAAAATACCATCTCCCGTCCTGGCGCTCGAGAATTCTGATGAAGTGATCCCGACAAATCACGTGAGCCGTCAGGCCGGTTATCACCCGGAAGGAAAAAGCTTCGGGTGCATGCCAAACGCAGCGACTCTCGGAGCTCTAACCCCGGCCCAATGGCTTTGGGAAGAGTATCAGCGCGGGAAAGAGAGAGGGCTTATCCAATGAAAGGCAAACAGGCAATTCTGCGTTATCTCGAAACGCACCGGACCTTCACCGCGAAGGATGTGGCCACAGAGTGTGGCATGACCATCAACTGCATCACGAAGAACGCTATCGATCTGGAGCGGGCCAGCAAGATTGTCCGGGTGAGCAAGGTCTGGCGAACGGTGACTTATCGCCTGGCTACGCCGGAAGAGCAGGCTGGTACTGCGCGCAGTTGCACCAACGGAATATTTCAGGAGTGCCGGAACAGTCCGGCTATGAAGCGAGTATTGATGGTTTTGGGGAGGGTAGGAGTATGAGCAACAAATACGAAGATCTGATTAAAAATGCCAGGGTGAATGCCGAATGTGGTGAGCACATGTCGCCCGCGGAAGTTACGACCCTGCTTAATGTGGTTGAAACCACATTCGCGGCGCTGGCTGCTGAGAATGCAGGGCTTAGCGCTGTACTGATGTCTGTAATTGACCCCAGCAATGAGCCTGCCTACCAGAGCTTGGGAATGGGTTGTGGTGTTGAGGATAACAGTCTACAGACTGATGGTTATGGCGCCTGTGAATATGGCTGGCGCGAAGCTATGGAACGCGTCTACTCAGAAGTTATTCCAGAAGAATTACCAGAAACCCCGGCTACCGACGCCTTCCTGGCTGAAGTGCGGGCGCAGGGTGCCGACGAGTGCGTGCGCCAACTGGTTATCTCGGATGACGATGATTTCTCAGATGCTCCGAATATCTGCGCGATGGTAGCGCATCAGCTTCGCAAAGGAGTGCAGTCATGAGCAACGCTATTGACGCGCACCTGACTGATGAGGTGATCAATGCAGCATTCGAAAACACGAATTTCGGTCGCTCTGATTTCCGCACCATCCTGGCTGAAACAGTCATGAAGCGCGCGGCCGGGTATCACTCAGGATGGACCGCAACGACAATCTGCGCGCGCCTCGGCCTACTCGGGAAACAGGAGCGGCCAACCAAGCTCGGGCTGACGTTCGCTTTCCATCACTACTACAAGCCATGCGTGAGAGAGGCTCTGATGCCTGCCCAGGAGGCCGTCCAATGAGCAACATCGACAAACAGGCGTTAAATCAAGAAAAAATTGAATGGCTCAATAAATTAGCTGATATGGAGTATTGCAAAAGCAATCCTGGGCATTGGCTGATGAGCTTGAAGGACACAAACATGCTTGCGAAATTGGCTCTGCGATCAGTGGCGCTGCTGGATGAGCTGGAAGCCGCAGAGAAACGGATTGCTGAGCTGGAGGCGCGGGAGGTGAAATTGCCTAATCCTCATGCTCACCTCATCTGGATTCAGGCAGGCCATGCCCCTGATGACTATTGGGATGATGTTGCCGTTTCTCATAGCGAAAAGGATAAGTGCTGCGACGGTTCAGATCGCTATCCGGTTTATGCTCTCTGGGAAATCAAAGAGGCACTATCTGCTATTGGCATCAACATCGCCGCAGCCGGTAAAGGAGAGGACTCATGAGCACTATTACCAAAGAACGCGTTGCAGAATTCATCAAAAACCCTCTCAATAACGGCTTAACCCGTGGCGAACAAATGGAGCTGGCGCGTATCGCGCTGGCATCGCTCGAAGCGGAGGCTGTGTGCTATCTAACCTGGCATCAAGGGTTCCGTGCTCCTGATGACTGCGAGGAATACGTTGTTGAAGCTAAGCCGGGTGACAAGTCCTGCGATGGTTCACCTGCGTTTCCAGTGTATGCCGCACCGCCAGCGCCAGTGTCCGATGAAGATAAGGTGTTGGCAGAACAAGCAAGAGCAGTAGTTCACTGCCTTGATATGTGCGGTGTTCCATCTGGCGACTATGCGGATAACGAGCAACTTCAGTTGTGGGGAAGGGTAATAGAATATGGCCGCCACCCAGCGTCGGTGTCTGTGCCTGATGGATACAGGTTGCAGCCAATTTCTGAATATGACGCAATGTGCGCCGCCATGCTTCAGGGTGCAGATGGCAACTCGCCGGTGATTCCGGATGGTTGGGTGGCTTGCAGTGAGCGGATGCCGGATGACGATGACTTTGTCTATATCTGGCCGCGACCAGACTTTGGAGTTGAATTGCATGTAGGCCAGTACTGCGAATGTCATCCAAAAGGAGATGGCTGGTACGCTCAAGTGTATGAACAAAACTACGGTATCGAGTGGTGCCCAATAACCGTAACCCACTGGATGCCGCTGCCAGCAGCACCGCAGCAGGAGGTTACTCAGGCGCTTGCCAAAGGCATGGAACGTTATGGCGATGCCATGCAAAAACTCGCAGATAGTGGTGACTGATTTTTGGTAATCATTTCTCAAAAGTGATGTTATAATTAAGTCGCAGTCGGTCTGAACAGCCGGTTGCGACTTCTGCGCATTTAAGGGGACTTAAATGCGACCACAATCTGAACTCCTCACCTTGTCACAGATGCAGAAATGCACCTGCGATTTTCTGCATTCTGCGGTTTCCGTTAAGGGGGCCGTATGATTCTCCCCAAAGACGGCATCAAGCTACACCGTGGAAACCTTGGTGCTATCACTCAGCATCTGAAGCCTCTCCTCGAAAGTGGCAAGTGCTTCCGCCTGCAACTCAAAGACTGGCACGAGAAGAGAAGCCTTTCACAAAATAGTCTGAGCCATGTCTGGTACGAGGAAATCAGCGATTACCTGATCAAGTCTGGGCGCACTGACGCCACGCCAGCTTGGGTAAAGCGCAACCTCAAAAAGACCTACCTCGGTTATGAAGAGGTGGAATACACCGATTTCGTTACCGGAATTAAGACGATTGAATTAGAACTGCGCCACACGTCCGATCTGGACACTGGCGACATGCATCATTTCATGTGCCAGGTGGAAGGTTGGTGCGCTCAGTTTGGCCTGGTGCTAACCATACCTCAAAGCAGCGAATTTCAGGTGCTGCGCGATAAGCAGGAGGCCTGATGTCTACTCCACTTTCCCGCGTCATCACAAACGAAATCTTCCGCGTTCCTGCGCGCCGCAAGCGTAAGCCCGCGGTTAAGCCGTCCGACATCCCGACCCTTAAGGGCTACACCGCCCGCCTGGTGGATCAGAAATGGCTGCGTCTCGCGGCGCGGAGGAATCATGCGTAAACCATCCCGCCGTAAGTGCAAAGTATGCGGTGAATACTTCGTGCCGAAATTCCACGACATCCGGATCCGCTGGTGCTGCCCGGAGCACGGCGCAATCCTCGCGATGGAAGAACGCGAAAAGGAGAAGGTGAAAGCCGCGGCTAAGCGAATTAAGGAGCAGAAGGAAACCGAGAAGGAAGGGCGCCAACGCCGCGCTGCACGTCGTAACGAGCTGAAGCCAATCCGCCACTGGGTGCAGATGACTCAACGCGCCTTCAACGACTGGCGGCGCGAAATGCTGCTGGCTGCCGGGCACGGCTGCATCTCCTGCGGAACCAAGACCGCGTTTGCCTGGCATGCCGGGCATTACCGCACCACGGCAGCTGCACCACAACTCCGCTTTAACCCGGACAATATCTGGCTCCAGTGCTCCGCCTGCAACGTTCACAAATCCGGGAACATTGAGGCATACCGCGCAGCGCTGGTCGAACTGATCGGCGAAGAGCGCGTGCTGGCGCTGGAATCCAACAATGAAACCCACCGATACACCCGAGAAGAGCTCGATGGCATTCGCGCCAAGGCCCGGGCAGACCTTCGCGCACTCAAACAGCAGGAGGCAGCATGAAGCCAGAAACGATCGAGATACTCCGAGCACGCTGGCAGCTCCTCCGGATTTACCGCCGCCCGGGCTCCGTGCTGGTGGATTACCGCATTCTCCGTAACTTCGTTCGTATCTATCATCCTGCAGGAGCCGCACAATGAACAGTCAGCAACTGGAATACGTACGTCAGCAGCTCATTGTGGCGACCGCAGATTTGAGCGGGGCGACGAAAGGGCAACTGGTAGCTTTCGCCGAGAACGCACAATTCACCGCGACGGCGCGTAGCCGGGGGCGAAAGAAAATCACTGACCCGGTCACCGGCCGCAAAGTTAACCCGGACGGCCCGGCGATGAGTGGCAGCCAGTCGCGCGCCAAAGGCTCATCCATTGCGCTGGTGGGGCCGGTTGAGTTCGTTACCGCATCGTGGCGCCGCGCTGTCCTGTCGCTGGAGGACCACCAGAAAGCATGGCTACTGTGGAGCTACAGCGAGAACATCCGATTCGAGTACCAGGTGGCGATCACTCAGTGGGCGTGGGCAGAGTTCAGGGAACAGCTCGGCGCGAAGAAGGTGGCCGGTAAGACGATGGAACGCCTGAAGAAACTGATATGGCTGTCGGCGCAGGACGTCAAAGCGGAGCTGGCGGGCAAGGATGTGTATCAGCATCAGGACCTGGCGGCTCTGTGCGGAGTTAAACCTGATAACTGGTGCCATAACTACGCCGATTACTGGCGGGCCATGTGCGCCATCTTTAAGCGGCTTGATGGCGATTCTCTACTCTGCACTGTGAGAACACGATCACAACAAAAAGCGACTTTTTCGCAGCAGGGTATTGCAAAAGTCAATTAAATGAGCCATATTTGAGTCTACTTTGATATGCTGCCTAAATTACATCGGCGGCATGAAGGTGATAGTCACTATCCAGCTTGAAAAATGAGCCTCGTCATACCGACGGGGCTTTTTTCTTAGTGTTATGGTGCGTACAATTAAATTGTTGGTGATGCGCTTTCTGGTTGTCCGGACGGCCATTAAGTAGCAACCAATATCACCAGGATATAGCGAGACATGTAGTAGCGACTGATCATCGTGAGGCGTGAAGAGCTGAAACCGTGAGGGACGCGGCTCCTGTGATTACAGTCCCGCGAAATTCAATAAACCCAGCCATCGCGCTGGGTTTCTCGTTTCTGCACAACAGGAAAAAGCGCTGACCATGCTGGAATGGGCCGCGCGTCACATCGGCGCGCGCGACTAACCACCCACTACAGATTACCAGCGCTCTTTCCGTTGTGGTGAATGCGCAGGCTGATGCGCAGCGAAGCGGAAGTAGCGTGGGAATTATCGGCAGAACCGAATCCACATACCGGATATCAGCACCGGCCACCACAAACAAACCCACTGCCTGGGACCCTTCGGCCAACGAGCCGACATTGCCTTACCCCCATATTGCCCGCCTGTCGCGGGCTTTTTTATTTCAGGCACCGGGAACCATCCTCGACATGCCTTCTTGTTAAATCGTCCCGAGGGCCTGATCCCTTACTACAAACAGCACCCCGTTCTTTCGGAGGTGATATGGCTAAACGTATGCAAGATAAAGAAAGCATTGCCGGAGTGTCATGGCTGATTGTCCTTGCTCTGTCATGCTGGGGCGGCCTGGTCCGATACCTTATTGACGTTAAGCAGAACAAAGCCACCTGGAGCTGGATTAATGCGCTGGCACAAATTGCAGTGTCCGGCTTTACCGGTCTTATTGGTGGCCTAATCAGCGTAGAAAGTGGGCTGAGCCTTTACATGATTCTGGTTACGTCAGGCATTAGCGGGGCGATGGGCTCCGTGGCTCTGACCTATTTCTGGGAACGTCTGACGGGGATGAAGAATGCAAACCAGTGATAAAGGCATTGCCCTGATCAAGCAGTTCGAAGGCTGCAAGCTCACCGCGTATCAGGACAGCGTCGGAGTGTGGACGATCGGCTATGGCTGGACCAAGCCTGTCGACGGCAAACCGATCCGAGCCGGGATGACGATTAAGCAGGAAACTGCAGAACGCCTGCTGAAGACCGGGCTGGTCAGCTATGAAAACGACGTGTCCCGCCTGGTCAAAGTTGACCTGACTCAGGGGCAATTCGATGCTCTGGTGTCGTTCACTTACAACCTCGGCGCCCGGTCACTGTCGACATCGACCCTTCTGCGAAAACTCAACGCCGGTGATTACGCTGGCGCTGCCGATGAGTTCCTGCGCTGGAATAAAGCTGGTGGTAAAGTCCTGAATGGGCTCACCCGTCGCCGGGAGGCAGAGCGGGCTCTGTTCCTGTCATGATTGGCGATATGGTCAAACGTTACTGGTTGCAGCTGCTGGTGGTGGCGTTAATCGGCGTGCTGGCGTTCTTCGCAAACCGGTACCGCGACAACGCCATCACCTACAAAGACCAGCGCGACAAAGCCACCAAGAGTCTCCGCCTGGCGAACGCCACCATCAAAGACATGCAGGTGCGTCAGCGCGATGTTGCTGCGCTGGATGCCAAATACACGAAGGAATTGTCCGATGCGAAAAAAACCATTAACGATTTGCGTCGGGATGTCGATTCTGGCGCTAAACGGCTGCGCATCGCCGCAACCTGCCCTGGAGTGCCAAAAGCCACCTCCTCCACCGGCGTGGATGATGCAGGAGCCCCCGAACTTACTCCAGACGCTCGACGGAATTATTTCGATCACCGGGACGGAATCGCAACCGCTGACAAGATGATTCGCGGCATGCAGGACTACATCAAAGAGCAGTGTCTTAAATGATTCGTTACCCAAATAACAGAGCCTGACTTCGGTCGGGCTTTTTTATGTCCGCAGTAAACCGCGCATTCTCGTGCGCATATCAACCAAGAGCCTTTCGGGGTAGAGCTTGAGATAGGGCAGTGGTAACGCTGACCGCTCTTGGGCTGCCCGTATCTACGAGAACAGGCTCAACCACCAAAAGGTATCAGCGAAATGAAATCATTAACCCTCTTCAATCAACCAATCCGTGTCGGGGAAGACGGCATGATCTGCCTCACCGATATGTGGAAAGCCAGTGGCAAAAGTGATGCTGAGTCGCCTTACCACTATCTGCGAAACAAGCAGACAAAAGAGTTCCTGGCCGAGCTGGAGAAAAACCACGAATCTGTGGTTTTCACTGAGCGCGGTGTACACGGTGGAACATATGGCGGGAAGTTTGTTGCTTACGATTATGCGGCTTGGTTAAACCCCGGGTTCAAGTACGCGGCCTATAAAGTCCTCGATGACTACTTCACTGGAGAACTTCAGCATCGCAACAGCTTAAGTGCGCAGCTCAACATGAAGTGTCATGAGTTTGACCAGAAGAAGGACATGGCGAGCTTCTGCGGACAAGGACTCGCAGCATGGCGTTATACGAAGCCTGTATTGGTCGCTGAGATTAACACCCTTGCTAACCAGCTGCAGATTACGATCCCAGGGCTTCAAGGATGAATAATCGCGTCATCGAATGCGCCTCCAGAGCGGGGCGAGACTTCTCTGAGTTCATGAAAGGCGAGAAGGGCATGATGGAAGTGCTGGCCTCGGTTGATCAGTTTGGCGAGCAACTCCGTCTCAACGGCTGCGTCAATCATCACTTTGTCAGTTACATGATGAGGAACTCGATCATGCAGGCATTCATGGACATGGCAAACGCCGAGAAGAAAGAAGAGCGCCGCCGTAAAAGAGCGGAAGCAAAAACGAAGTAGCCATTACAGAAGCCCTTCACTGAGGGGCTTCGATAATGTCAACGTGAGGTAAGTATTATGGCAAAACCGGACTGGGGAGCACTGCAAGACCAGTTCCTCGCCGAGCATGCCAAAACAGGTATTTCCCCCAAAGACTGGTGCCAGGCTCAGGGACTGAATTACGCATCTGCGAAACGCTACATCAAAGTAACGTCGTATGGTGCGAAATCGCAGAAAGAAGCTGCGAAAAAAAATGCGAATTCGCAAAAGGGAAAGGGCGAGGCTAGTAAATCCGGGAAGGTGAAAAAATCCGACCGTGAAACAGGCAGCACCAAAAATTCCCGAGACGCGAAACCGATACGCGGATCGCGCACCGCACCGCCGACAAACGCCTTCCAGCCTGGCAACCAGAATGCACTGAAGCACGGCGGCTACGGTCGCAGGATGCTCCTGTCTGACGCAATCACCGAAGACGCGAAGCTGCTCACGCTCGACGATGAGTTGTTCTGGCTGCGCGCGGCGAACCTGACGGCGGCGGAGAACATCGGGCGCTGGCAGGCTGAACTGGAGCTTGCCGATGATGATAAAGCGAAGGAGCTGCACTCACTGATTTCCTCTGCTGAAAAGGCCATGCACCGCAACACGCAGCGCATCGAGTCGCTGGAGTACACCAAAGGCTCGATAGAGAAGCTTCGTGTGGATGCTGCTTATCGCGAACGCGCCACTGAAAAAGTGGAAATGGAAATCGACATCATGAAGGACGGCGACAGCGACAACGCGATCGTCGTACACAATACCCTGCCGATACCTGGAAGATGATATGGCCGACATTTACCTCCCGACGCTGCATGACGGGCAGTTAAAGGTCTGGTCCGATTCCTGGGAAGGGCAACTGCACGCGGTCCGGTGTGGTCGCCGATGGGGTAAGACTTTCATGCTGTCCAGCGCCGCAGTGACCTATGCTACTGCGCCGTTTAAGCGCCCGGGCATGGACATTGAGCTCGGCGGCCGCGTCGGTATCTTCACAGCGGAGTATCGCCAGTATCAGGAGATCTACGACAAGCTCGAAGAAATCCTGCTGCCGCTGAAGAAAAGCTTTAGCCGCCAGGAGAAGCGCCTTCTGCTGAAGAACGGCGGGAAGATCGACTTCTGGGTCACCAACGACAACAAACTCGCTGGTCGTGGTCGTGAATACGAAATCATCCTGATAGACGAGGCGGCGTTTACCAAGTCTCCGGAGATGCTGAGGGAGATCTGGCCGAAGTCGATTAAGCCAACGCTGCTGACGACGAAAGGCCGGGCCTACGTGTTTTCAACGCCGGACGGTGTGGACGAAGAGAACTTCTTCTACGCCATCTGCCACGACAAAAGCCTCGGCTTTATCGAGCACCACGCACCGACATCTTCCAACCCGTTCGTTCCGCCGGAAGAACTGGAGAAGGAAAAGGCCAACAACGACCCGCGCGTGTTCCGCCAGGAGTTTCTGGCCGAGTTCGTAGACTGGTCCGCTGCATCGCTGTTCGATGTCCGCAAATGGTTCGAGGGTGAGAATCAGGATCAGCCTGTCGATTACCCTGAAATGTGTCAGGCCGTCTTCGCTGTCATGGATACCGCCGTCAAAGGTGGATCTGAGCATGACGGCACGGCGGTGGTGTATTACGCCGTCGACACCAGACCAGGCATTCAGCGCCTCACCATTCTCGACTGGGATGTGGTGCAGATTGACGGCGCGCTGCTGGAAACGTGGATGCCGTCGGTATTCGACCGGCTCAACGAGCTTTCCGGGCAGTGCGTTGCCATCAACGGCAGCCTGGGCGTATTCATCGAAGACGCCAGCATGGGCAGCATCCTCCTGCAGAAAGGCGAAAGTCTGGGATGGCCGGTCAACAAAATAGAGTCCGCCCTGACCAGCAAAGGAAAGGACGAGCGCGCCATTATGGCCTCCGGTTATCACTACCGCGGCCTGGCGAAAATATCACGACACGCCTACGAGAAGACGGCCGTCTTCAAAGGCGAAACAGCAAACCATCTGCACAAGCAGGTATCCCGATTCCACCTTGCCGACAAGAAAGCGCATAAGCGCGCCGATGACCTGCTCGATGATTACACCTACGGGCTGATCATCGCCTTCGGCAGCGGCGACGCAATCTGACGAGAGAACCAATGAACGAAGACGATTTCGAAATCGGCAGCTGCTCTCACTCAGAGTTGATGGCATTGCTGGACAGCGACGACATCCAGCCCGGCTCTACGGCTGGCTATCAGACCTGCAAAACGGTTTACCTATACCACCCGCTGGGCGGGAAGATGGTGGATCGCCCGATTAAAATGGCGATGAATGAGCCGCGCACCGTGCATGTTGCCCAGTCGTACGGCCTTGAACAGCGCCTGCGCGACGCGTTCGAGCGCGAATGGAAAGCGATGGGTGCGAACCAGCACATCGCCAATGCCGCGCGCATCGCCCGAATTTACGGCGTATCAGCGATCGCCATGCTGGTGGATAACCAGGAGCCGAATGAATCGCTGGATTACCGCACGCTGTACAAGCACAACGTCAGCTTTAACATCCTGGACCCGCTGAACACCGCCGGCAGTATCGTGCTGAATCAGGACCCGAACGCCCAGGACTTCCAGAAAGTCGACGGTATCAGGGTTGCTGGCAAGCCGTATCACAAATCGCGCTGTGTCGTCGTGCAGAACGAGGACCCGATTTACCTCGCATACAACCCGGCGGCGTTCGGCTTCACGGGGCGCAGCGTGTACCAGCGAGCGCTCTACCCGCTGAAGTCTTTCATCCAGACCATGCGCACCGACGATATGGTTGCGGTGAAAGGCGGCCTGCTGGTGACGAAAATTAAGGGTCCAAGCTCCGTCGTCAACAACATGATGCAGAAGCTCAGCGGCATCAAGCGCATGATGCTGAAGCGCGGGAAGACGGGAGAGGTCCTGCAGATCGGCGAGAGCGACAATATCGAGTCAATCGACCTGAGCAACCTGGAAAAGCCTCTCGACTCTGCGCGTAAGCACATTCTCGAGAACGTGGCCGCCGCCGCCGACATGCCAGCGATCATCCTCAACTCTGAGACATTCGCCCAGGGCTTCGGTGAAGGCACTGAAGATGCCCGCGCCGTGGCGGTGTACATCGACAATATCCGCGAGTGGCTGGACCAGCTTTATGCGTTCTTCATCCGCGTATGCCAGTACCGCGCCTGGAGTATTGAGTTCTTCCAGTCGCTGCGTGCTGACTTCCCTGAGCTGAAAAACACCTACAGCGTGTATTTCGCGAGCTGGATAAACAACTTCGAATATCGCTGGCCGTCCTCCCTGAAAGAGCCGGAGAGCGAGAAGGTGAAGGTCGACGAGACGCGCTTTAAGGCTATTGTCAGCATGCTGGAAGTGGTGCTGCCGCAGCTTACTGCTGACCCCGAAAACCGGGCGACTCTGATCGAGTGGGCGTGTGAAAACGCCAACGCCAACGAGAACCTATTCCCTCAGCGGCTTAATCTCGATTACGACTCGCTGAAGGAAAACCCACCGCCGGAGCCGCCGAAAGCTGAAGAGCCTGGCGGCGGGATGATGCTATGAACACTTTCACCAGAACAGTGAGAGATGCGGTGAAGTTCTTTCTCCGCAACGGCTACTCGTCCCGGGAAGAGCTGGAACGCTGGCAGGCGATTATCCGCCAGGCCGCCGAAAGCGAAACAGCCGATGACTACATGGCGATGGTTACCCGCAACCTGACGAAGGCATACGACATGCAGGTGGGCCGCGCTGGCGCGCTGAAGCGCCATCATGGCATATCCCGGTTCACGCTCAACTACCTTGAGCCGAAGCTGAGGACGGAGCTCGACAGGCGGATCCTCGCCAGCGCCGACCTAATCCAGCTCAACCGCAAAAAAGCCATCGACACTACACTGTCGCGGTTTAGCGGCTGGGCCAGCAGCATTCCCTCAGCCGACAGCATCGCGCTGACAGGTATTCAGGGAACGATGCGGGAGGCAGCTGCTCACATTCAGAAGGCCGCCGAGAAGGTGGACTATGAAGCGCGCCGGGTGATGATCGACCAGAACCATAAGCTGATAGCCAACATCGACAACGTTATCGCAACGAGCAACAACGCGATTGCAGCGATATGGCACAGCCACTGGCGGCGGCCGGGTTACGACTTCCGCGAGGACCACAAGGAACGCGATCAGCTGTATTACCTGATTCGCGGGAACTGGGCGCAAAAAAACGGGTACGTGAAAGCAGGTCCTGCCGGCTACCTGGACGAAATCACTCAGCCAGGCGAAGAGGTTTTTTGCCAGTGCTACGTGACATACATCTACAACCTCCGAAGCATTCCTGAATACATGCTGACCCAGAAGGGGCAGAAGTTCATGGAGTCGATGAAGAAAGCAGCATAGGAGCATTAAAACGTGGCTATTTTTGGCAGCGGGATAATGTTCCGTCAGGGTAAGTTCGTCTTCCTGATCCAGCGCTCGGATGATGGTACGTGGTGCCAGCCTGGCGGAACGGTAGAGCCGGGCGAGCTGGCTATTGATGCCGCGCGCCGCGAGGTGCTGGAAGAGGTTGGCTATCAGTACGATGGCCCGCTCACTCCACACAGCGTATACGGCGATTATCTGACGTTTCGCGCTGAGGTGCCGGAGAGGTTCGAGGCGAAGCTTAACGACGAATCGCTGGCCGCCGGATGGTTCCACATTGACGACATGCCCAAACCGCTTCATCAGCCATTCGCTGAGATGCTGGCGCAGCAGGCGCTCAATGAGACCGAAGTGGCCGCGCTCATCGCTGACGGGACGCTAAGCAGCCCGCAATTCTTTATCAACATGTGGATGTTCGCCATCCGGGTAACCGGAACAGGGGTTACCTGGCGCTCTGCAGATCAACAGATGGCCTTCCGTAACCCGGACGACTATCTCACCCCAGAGTTTCTCCAGCGAGTTGCCGGTGTACCGCTTATCTGGCTGCACCCGGAGAAAAACAAGCTCGATAGCGATGAATTTGCGAAGCGTGTTATCGGCACCCTGACGAACAGTTGGGTTGCTGATAATGGCGAGGTCTGGACTATTGGCCGGGTGTACGACGCTGAAGCCGCCGAAATTATGGCGACACGGCAACTGAGCACCTCGCCAACCGTCACGTATAGCGAAATGCAGGACTCAATCATCAAAATCGACGGTCAGCCTCTATTGGTGGAAGGTTCCCCGGTATTGCTCGACCACGTTGCAATTTGTGAACAGGGCGTATGGGACAAGCTCCTTGCCCCTACTGGTGTTAAATCTGATTCCATTCCAAACGAGGCTGAAAAGATGGACGAGGAAAAAATCGTAGCGCTAATCAATAAGGCGATTGACGCACGCATGGCTAAGGCTGACTCAGAAGCAGCAGACCTGAAAGCCAAGGCCGATGCCGAAGAAGCAGTCAAGAAAGAAAAGGCTGATGCTGAGGCAAAAGAGGCCGAAGAGGCGAAAGCCAAAGCTGACGCGGAAGAGAAAGCCGCGAAAGAAAAAGCAGACGCCGAAGCCAAAGAGAAGGCCGACGCTGAAGAGGCAGAATGTATGGCGAAAGAAAAGGCTGACTCTCAGCTGCGCCAGGAAATCGCCGACCTGCGCTCCCGCATCCCAACCGAGTTGAGCGATGAAGAGCGTAACGAAGTCGCCGATGCACAGGTGAAGGCCGATAGCGTGTTCTCTTGCTTTGGCAAGCGCGCGCCGGTGCCGCTGTCTGGTGAAAAGCCGCTGGCATATCGCCGCCGCCTGATGATCCAGTTGCAGGAGCATTCGCCTGACTTCAAATCCGTCGACCTGTCCTCCATCGCTGACTCAGCCCTGCTGAGCGTGGCCGAGAAGACGATCTACGCCGACGCGCAGAAATCGGCAAGCCTGTCTGTTGGCCCTGGCATGCTGCGCGAAATTAAACGCGCTGATGCGACCGGTCGCCAGATCAGCACCTTCGAAGGCGATCCTGCTGCCACCTGGGCTCCGTTCCAGTCCGGCAAGCGTCAGGTCACCAGTTTCAACAACCAGGCTTAACGGGAGCTCTCAAGCATGGCTAACGTATCTCTTAACCCGATGGCAACCACGAATGCGCTGGGCTCCTTCGGTGTGCAGTCCGACGGTTATATTCAGGGCGTGGCGCTGGATGACCCGGCCAACCGCTTCAACCTGGCAGCGGGCACCGTGGCGGCAACGGAAACCAAACCTCTCTGGGGCGGTCTGCCGGTTGCTGAGCTTCTGCCTGGCACCAGTTCAAGCCCGCGCGGTTCTTACATCCGTCGCGCTGTGTCTGTTGCTGAGCTGGAAGGCTTCACCGTCTTCAATCAGGCTCACAATGGCCTGACCACTCCTCAGTCTCCGGTACCGCTGTACGCATCCGGCATGAGCGTTTCGTACTACCGCCTGGGCTCCAACATGCGCGTTCCGCTGAAAGCTTCGGCGCAGGTTGTCGCGCTGGGTACCTCCGGCGCTTCAGTGAAAACTCCGCTGGCATGGGATTTCGTGAACAACCAGATCACCACCGCGGCGGCGGCCGGTTTCGCAGGTTCTGATATTGCGACAACTGCAGTGACCTATGCCAATGGTGTGGCGACAGCGGTGACCGCTTCAGCTCATGGCCTGACTGCTGGTCAGTACGTGAAAATCAGCGGAGTCGCTCCTGCTGCGTACAACGGCACTGTGGTCGTGCTTTCAGTCGTGAACACAACGACCTTCACCTATGCCCCGGCAACTGCACCAGGCGGCGCTGCAACAACGCAGGGCACCATCGGCGCAGTTACGCTTTCCGACATCACGCTGCCGGTAAAAGTGCTCGCCATCGAATCAGGCAACTCTAAGACTGTCAGCTATGACAGCGCGACTGGTTTCCTGACCTGGAACAACACCGACAGCTGCGCGCTGGTCTTACTTTAATCGGGAGCTGAATTAAATGGCTGCAATTACCCCCAGCTACACCATCGTCAATCCGTCGTACATCGCGCCGGAGATGATCATTGGTTACCAGCAGGCATCAGGTGCGTTTGAAACCATCGCCAGCGGTAACCCGCAAGTCCGTCTCGGCGTAGGCGATCAGTACGTCTACATGCGCCGCCTGGACATTCGCACCCAGACCACTTCCAGCCAGTCCGGTAACGGTAACCAGCTGCCAAGTGTTGCGCTGGATGCGAAGATGATTTCCACCCCAACCTACCTGTTCCGCTGCCGTGGTATCTACGATCACCATGATATGGCGGCTGCCGGTAACTGGAACTTTGCACTGCCGGAAGCTCAGCGCCTGGGCATGCGTCAGGGCATCTTCCAGCAGCTGCGTTCTGCTCTGCTGTATGGCATGAACCCTGCTGGCGGTGAAGGCCTGCTGAACACCGCTGGTGCGACTACCGAGTCCCTGCCTCCGGACAGCAACGGTAACACCACTGTGCTGACCTATGACCACGGCCAGATGGCGGTATATCTGCTGGGACACGTACAGGCCGCACTGACCCGCACCATGCAGCTGGGCCGCCAGCAGCGCGTCGTTATCCTGGGGCCGCAGCGCGTCCTCGGCGCCATGGAGATTCAGCAGATCGTTCAGCTGACTTCTTATCAGCGTCCTGGTGGAGGTACTGACACCGTCGGCGGCACGGTGAAAGAAGTGCTGAAAGGCGCAAACGTCCAGGTTGACTGGGTGTATGACGACACTCTGATCGGCGCAGGCGCTGGCGGTACCGACGCGGTGGTAATCACCATCCCTGAGGTCGAAGTGCCAATGGTCAACTCGACTGTGAACACTAACGAATTCGCCAAGTTGACTCCGTCTCTTGCCGCGAACGCGCTGATGTTTACCGACATGGCCGCGCCGCGTGAGATTCCGACGCCGATCGCTGGTGGTGCCATCGATGTTCTGTCCGAAATGCGTTCTACCGCAGGCTGGGCAGTTCGTCCGGAAGCAATCACCATCCTGTCCATGGCGTACAGCGCCTGATCCATTCTTTGAAGTGGTTAAGCCTCTGCCGGGGAGACTCAGCAGGGGCTTTTTTACGAGGGTAACCAATGAAACTCTATATCGCTAACACCACGAAGCAGCGCCAGATTTTCGCCTATCGCAAGCTGGAGACCGGCCGCCTTATTCAGATCCCGATTAACCACGGCGACCAGATGATGGTACTGGATGGCACAACTGAAGAGATTGAAGCGGTGGTGCAGCACCATCAGGTTTATGGTCTGGTTGACTCGACAAAAATCGACCAGAGCCAGGCGTTTGTCGGCCTGTGCTACAGCCTGAACAAGCCTGTATCAGCGTCGGTAATCGAAAAAGCAATCCGCGATAACGATATTCACCTGACCCGTGGCGCCCACGGCCGCCGCCAGGCATCCGTAGCGGCTTTGGACAGCTCTCTGCGCGAAAGCGGTACCGGCTATTCCGGCGAGATGGAAGTCAGCGCTGAGCAAGCGAAAGGCCGCGAAGACAGCGAAGACACCCCAACGGTTAACGAAACAATCGTGACTGAAAAATCCGGGAGCAAGAAAAAATGACAACGAGCCTGTCGGGATTTATCGAATTCGTTCGAACTGACATGGGCGTGACCGCCGCGCAGGTTCCCGACGACTCGCCGTCTTTCACCCTAGCGTATGGCGGCGCGGTTGAGTGGGTAAACCCTGATATCGCGTGCGTCACGCCGAATCTGTACACCGTTGCCGTGTACAACCTGGGCGCGTCTTTCCTTGTCAACTACGGTACCGAATCGGTATTCGCCGAGTTCAGGAAAGAGTATGGCCTGAATAATTTCAAGGCTGGCGTAATTACTGGCGCCGGGGATAACTCAACCAGCGCTCAGCGCCTGGTTCCGGACTTCTTCAAAGACCTGTCGCTGGCTGACCTGCAGATGTTGCAGGACCCGTGGGGGCGCCGGTACCTGATGATTGCCCAGCAGTTCGGCAGCCTGTGGGGGCTGTCATGATCACCTTCCACCTGGGGGTGATTGATGTCCCGTATGAGGACGAAAACACCACGACCGGAGACGTCGCCGAGTATCTGGAGGAAAAGTACCAGATCATGCAGACGTTTTTCGACAGGTACAGCAAAGACATCGCTGACCTGATGGCGAATGACATGGCCGCGTCGCTTGAAAACATGATGGCCGGCGCGCCGCCAGCCAAAGACCCTCTGGCAGAGTCGATGTCCCGGATCCATGACCTGTTTGTCGCCTTCCTCGACAACACCGAAATGAACGGATTGCCGGGCGTGCCTACGCGCCGCGCGCTGGAGGGTATATCCAAGCGATTCAAAAACAAAAAAGGGCCACCGCGTCCGTCATTCATTGATACCGGAACCTATCAGGCCGCGATGCGCGCCTGGGTAAGCGGGGTGCTGAATGCCTTCCCTGAGTGAGTTGCAGCAGACTGCAAAAACAGAGCTTAACGCCACGCTGACGCAGGGTCTTGATGACCTGAGCCGCTTTCAGGTGGTCACGTTCACGAAGTATATCCGCAAGGTGCTGCCCCTCGATGGTTTCGTCTTCTGGGTGAAAGCCTCTGTTCTGTCAGACGACCCCAGCAGCGAGCCGGATACAGTTGACGTTAAGGGCTATCTGCACCTGACGACCGAAACCATTCAGGACGATGAGCAGTTATACGACCGGAACGTCGTAACGTTTACCGCGCAGGCGGACATCGACCCGTTCAACGATATCGGATCTGATGTCCTGTATATCGGCGAGTTCTTTGGCCTTCAGTTTTCCTTCTCCCGGCGCACCGGGCTGAACGAACCGGCCAACCTCTACCACTACACAGGGGAGGCAATCTTCCCCTACATGCGTTCGCAGATCATCAACTCTGCAGATGACATCGATCTGGCTGATGTGGTGGTTTCGAGTTCATTGCCGGTATGGCTGACGCTGAGCCAGTACATGCCAATGTTCCCGGCCATGCTGTCGACGCAGAACCTGTCTCCGCCGTATGCAACGGTGAAGTGCAGCAACACCGCGCCGATTGCCGGGAGCTTTTACCTCGATGAGCAGCAGAACCAGTATCAGCTGGTTTCCGAGGATGTGACGATCTCCATCACTGGCCTGCGCAATGCCGGAGTTGAAGATTTCCTGAGGTACGTACAGCAGTACACGCTCGGCGATGACGCGGAAATGGGCGTGATGAATATCCCGGTCGTTCAGGACGAGCGCGTCACGCAGAACGAGCTGAACATCATCGCCATGAGAAAAACCATCAAGTTCAAAGTCAACTATTACCAGCAGCGCATGCGGAATGTCGCGCGCAGGCTGATCACGTCAGCGATTCCGTCCATTTACCCGGAGAAATAAATAAATGGCAATTGTTAACATTAACGTATCGGTGACCAATCCACCGAAGCCCTCTCAGCTGCTTAAATCCGGCGCGATGATCTCCATGGGCGGAACGACCCTGGCGGCAGGAGAATATCAACTCCTCACTACCAAGGACGATCTCAAAGCAATCACATCCCCGGGCAAAACTATCGCATCAATCGCGTGGGCTACCGGCGTTGTGACAGTGACGCTGTCAGAGGCGCATGGCTGGTCCATCGGAGACACAATCCCACTGGTTGTGTCAGGCGTTACCCCGGCTGGATATAACCGCGCCGTAACAGCCACTGTAACCACGTCTACCGCCTTCACTTACCCGCTGGCGACATACCCAGGAACGGCAACAGTTATGGGTACGGTGAAAACCGTAGCAGCAAACGAAATCATCGAGATGAACACCACGTTCTGGGCGCAGGGCACAACCCGTGCGGTCTATGTGCTGGAACTGGGCGACGTGTCTGTTGCTGCTGCTGTTGCTGCTCTGGCCGACTTCATCGATGAGGATATCTCTCTGGGCAACACATACCAGAAATTTTTCTCGTACCTGGTGCCGCGCGAATGGGATGGCGAAACGACGTTTAAAACCCTGACGGGCCTGTATACCAGCCCTGCGTCACTGGTTTATTTCTTCGTTACCACCACTATTGCCACCTATCCGGCGTGGGTCGCCACCAAAAACAAATCTGTGCTTGCAGGTGTTGAGTCAACAAACATCCCCGCTGGTGAGTTTTCCATGGCGTTCCCGTTTCAGTCATCTCTGGCAAACGATCCTGGCTCATCAAACATGGTACCACCAATGGCGTACCGCTTTGGCTACGGCGTAACCGAGTACCCGGTAGAAGGCAATGGCACGCTGCTTAAGCAGCTCCAGGACAGCAGCATCAACTACGTCGGCACCGCCGCGGAAGGTGGGCTGAGCAACAAAATGCTGGTGGCAGGCCACATGCTGGACGGGAACCCGTTCAACTACTGGTATTCAGTGGCGTGGACTGCAATCAACCTCGAGCTCGATCTGGCCAACGAAATCATCAACGGTTCAAACACCACGGTTAACCCGCTGTACTACGAGCAGAACGGCATAGACCGCCTGCAACGCCGCGCGCTGAAGACGCTGCGCAACGGTATCAGTTACGGCCTGATCCTGGGGCGTGTAATTGGTACCGGACTGACGCAGCAGGATTTCAATACCGAGTACGAGAAAGGCACGTATGCCGGGAACGCGGTGATTAACGCCGTGCCGTTCGCGAATTACACCAGCCTGAATCCGTCCGATTACGCCGATGGCAAGTATAACGGCCTGAGCGCCGTAATGACGCCGCGCCGCGGCTTCGAATCCATCACGTTTAACGTGAACGTAACCAACTTTGTAGGGGCGTAAAAAAATGGCAAACCCATTAGTACCGCAGGGATTCCTCAATCGTGTACGCGGCGCGGTGTCGGTAACTGACGTGCCAGCGCTGAACATCACCGCCTCTTATCTTGGCAAGGACGCCATCAGCATGCGTCCTGATGGCCCGGCGACGGACATTATCCCGACGCTGACCGGCACCGTAGGCAGCCAGGCGCCATATCAGCAGGTGACCGTCACCGTCCATCTGCTGCGCACTCAGGGGCTGAGCGATAGCTACAAAAACCGTTTCGCCACCGATACGTCCCTTGGCGAAGTGGTGATCACTCCTGACGCGAACACGCTCAGCAATTTCACCGTGCTGAACGCTTATCTGGTGAACTTCAACGAACTGCCGTTTACCGGTATGGATGCCGGGTACGTGGTGACCATCAGCGGCTACATCCTGGCTAACGACAACATGTGGGTCTGATTGTGAAAATTGACAAAAAGCTCAACCTGGTAACAAACATAACCCGGGAAGACGGGTCAATCGTGTACCTGCATGTGACCCCGTTCCCGTATGAGGTGGTGGAGGAGCATTGCCTGCTGCTGGGCAACCTCTTTACCAACTTCATCTCACAGGTCGGCGGCCTTGGCGCGGCGCGCGTTGCCGCGATGATGCTCCGTAAAAAGCTTCAGCGCGAGCAGGAGTTGAGGGAAGAGGCTAACCAGCAGGCCCAGCAGGCTCCAACCATCGTAGACGAAATCCAGCGCCTTACTTCAGTGGTGTGGAATGACGGCGGTACATGGAAAACCACATCTTTCGAAGTCGCGATGAAGCAGGGGATTATCTCTCCTGACGAATACCGCGAAGTTGAAGGTGAGGTGGTTTTTTTTATGGTTTCCTCTGCCATTCAGAAAGCTCACCTGATCGCCCCGACGGTGGGCTCAGTGATCGGCATGTTCGGTGGGCAACTCGTATCATCGAGCGTTACGGCGTTCCGCGATTCGTTGCTGACGTCGAATCAGCCTACCGATACCCAGACCCAGAGTGCCCAGCCGGAAACGTCATACATACCCTCCTAGACTGGGCGTCTAACGAGGGTTTCTGGCGGGTGATCAGGGAAATTACCGGCGAAGAGTTCGCCAGCCCGGCGCAGTACCGCCAGCGTTACATTATTTCCGCGCTAAAAGACAGGGGTTCCTTCAATGGTGGCTAAGTCTATTGTCGATATTGACGTAAATGACGACAAGTTTGTCGCGTTTATGGAGAAGTTCAAAGAATATCAGGCTGCACTTGAGGGACTTCCTGAAGCATGGCGCGGGCTGGCGCATGGCGCCACTGATGCCACCAAAGAGACGGCGAAAGCGAAAACAGAGGGCGACCTACTGGCTAAAGCCTTTTCTGAGGGGGCAAGCGCGATTCTGTCGATAAACAGCGGCCTTGAGCGGCTTACCGACAGTCTGGACAGGGCCAACAAGAGTCAGGAAGACTTCAACAAGAAAACTCGCTCATCAAAGGGGTTTTTGAGTGACGCCACGAAGGACGCGAAATCGCTGGCCGGGCACATAAGGGATGCAACCACAAGCCTGCTGTCATGGGGTGGTATCGTCGGCCTGTTCACTGGCGTGCTTGGCGTCGGCGGTCTCTTCGGGCTTAACCGCCTGGCGGCCACAACCGGATCCCAGCGTTTCACCTCTCTCGGGATCGGGACGAGCATCGGCGCGCTGGACTCCACAGCCATTAACTACCAGAAAGCACTAGGCAACCCGACAGGGACGCTGGGGGCCATCCGAGACAGCCAGATGGATCTGTCAAAGCGCTGGCAGTTTCAGGCTCTCGGGATCAATAACCCCGACCAGGACCCGGCGAAACTCCTGCCGCAGCTGATTCGCAATGCGCGTGACATTTTTGTCAAAAACGGCAGCACCCTGCAGGGGGCCAACGCCTATGGCCTGACGAACTTTTTCAGCCTTGACGACCTGAATCGCTTTAAAAATATGAGCGATGAAGAAATCGATGCGATGGAGCGCCGGGCGCAGAAGGATGCGAAGTTACTGCAGATCACCGATCAGCAGGCGCGGCAGTGGCAGGACTTCAACGTCCAGTTGGATTACAGCGGACAGAGCATCCGTAACACGTTTGTGCGCGGGCTTGGACCGCTCACACCGCAACTGAGCAAGCTTTCTGACGCGCTGGCTGGTGCCATTGATACTGTGCTGCAGTCTCCAGAGTTGGGTAAATGGATTGACGGGCTGGCGGGCGGTATTGAGCGCTTCGGGAATTACCTGGCATCGCCAGAGTTCACCAAGGACGTTGACAGCTTCATGGCTGGCATTGAAAAGCTTGGGGCGCTCATCGGGAAGGTTTACGACTGGGTTGTGGGTAAAACCGACATCTCAGTATCGGATGTGACTTCCGGATCCTCAATACTGAGCGACAAGAAGGTCACGGACCCGAAGACTGGACAGACTTACACGCCGGGTTCAGAAGATGACCCGCGGGTGTGGGGATGGCTGAAGGGCGTTAAGAGATTCTTCTCCAGTGGCGATGTTAAACCTGTCGACCCAACTCCTGCGGATGTCTCCGCTAAAGGACGGACGATCGCTGACAGGTTCAATAACCCGACCAATCTGCGCTGGGCTGAGGGGTACGGTACGCACAACACGAAGAGCGGGAAATTTGCTGTCTTTCCTACTCTCGATGAGGGCGTGCTGGCATCGGCGAAACAGCTGCAAATTTATGGCACCCGCGGCATCAACACAGTCAGCGAAATAGCGAAAAAATGGGCGCCGTCGAACGAGAACGACACAGCGGAGTACATCCGGCATGTCGTTAAAACGACCGGGCTTGGCGCTAACGACAGGCTGAACCTCAACGACCCTGCAATTCTGGCAAAACTCATCTCCGCTATGTCCACGAAAGAGGGGGCCGGAAACCGGGTTAGCGAGGGCGCGGTTATCCAGATATTCAACAACACAGGCGGCAATGCCATCGTTTCATCATCACAGCTTGGAGTGACTGGATAATGGCATTTACTCGCGAACTCTACCGGCTTGGCTTCGAAATATCCCCTGTTATCCTCTGCAATGGAGTTGCGGAGGCTATCCCCGGCGGCATGCTGCCAATAGTGGCATTAACCCAGAGCGCCAGCTTTGTAACCGGGCTGATCGGCGGGGCAATCAGCCTTACCGATCTGGACAAATATTTCTGTCACTGGCGGCCAGTTCAGGGCGCAACGATGGTTGACTATGACATCGCTCGCTATCCGTTCGCTAACCAGACTGTCGCAGCTAACGCGCTTCTTGCACAGCCGCTGAGGGTCAGCCTGATGATGGATGCGCCAGTGAACGAGAATACCGGCGCCATGACCAAGCTGGTAACGCTGAGCGCGCTGCAGGCGGTGCTTCAGGCGCATGCCAACCTGGGCGGGACTTACATCGTGGCCACGCCGTCAATCATCTACAACAACTGCATCCTGAAAACTGTTAAGGACAGCTCAACCGGTAATGATCCGCTTCCGCAGCGGTCCTGGCTCTGGGATTTCGAGCAGCCGCTGATTAGCGAAACTGCAGCTGATCAGGCAGTAAACAGCTTCCTCAGCAAAATTGATGGTGGTGACCAGAACAACAGCAGCGCATGGACAAACACTGTCAGTGCACTGGGTAACACATCGCTTGGCGGTTCGGTTACAGAGGCGATAACGGGCGTGATCGGCAAGCTGCAGGGGGTATTTGGCATATGAGCACCGTCAATTACCCGTTTACCGGGCTTGAGAGGAAGAGCATGACGTTCTCGCCGGTTCTCGACGGGACGGTATACACCTGCCAGATGAAATGGAACATCGCCGCGCAGCGCTGGTATTTGCTGATCACCAACAGCGCCGGCAACCCGGTGCTGAATACTGCCGTTGTTGGGTCGACATCATCAGGTGGAATAAACCTCCTGAATGGGGTGTTCACATCGACGACCATGATCTGGCGTGAAAAAAACGGGCAGATTGAGGTAACGAGCTGATGCGCTATTACGAAATTAACATTTTTGATGGCGACACCTTAATTCAGCAATATTCCAGCCTGAAGAACGGAGTCTATAACCCAGGCGCGCTGATGGTCGAATTCGACATCATGCGCTTTGGTGAATCAACGCCAGCAGGGGAAACCCATCTCACTGTGTGGGGCATCGGCCCTAAAGATATGCAGCAGGCCAGACAGAACCTATACGGTAAGCGAATTCAGATCTTTGCCGGAATGTCGAAGGGGTTGCCGCTAGCGGGAGTGTGGGACAAAAAGCTTGCCATAGAGGGGACCATTTTCCAGGTGTTCGGCAACTGGCAGGGCACAGAGCTACGGCTTGACTTCATCATTGTTGCGGGCCCTGTTAACACCACGGCCCGCGGGCAGATGGTGCCTCTTCAGGTGACCATGCCATGGTCTATGGGGCAGAAACTCTCCGTTGCGCTGACACAATGTGTCATGACGATGGGGGGATTTACACCGAACATAAGCATCAGCGACAGGCTGACGCTGAATTACGATCGCCCCATGTTTTGCGGCTCCCTCACTGAGCTGGCAAAAAACCTGAGGGCGTTTTCGCTATCCCGCATCAAAGACCCCGGCTATACGGGGGTGGAAATTGCCGTGGTCAATGGCAACGAAATCCGGGTGTGGGATAACGACTACGCCAACCACCCGGATCAGGGTTCAAAAACCAGCGCGACGGAAAGGAGCAAAAACCCTGTCCAGATAAATTTCAATGACCTGATAGGTCAGCCAACGTGGATCAGCTTTGGTGTCGTCAGCGTCATCTGCGTTATGCGAGCTGACCTTCAGACCGGCGATCACATCCTGATGCCGGAAAAGGCCAGGCCGATGATTCAGGCATCCTCTTACTCGCAGTTTCGCGATGACTCAGCGTTTAACGGCGAATTTGTCGTTCAGTCGGTGAGGTTGCTGGGTAACAGCAGGCAGCCGACAGCAGAGGCGTGGATCACGGTGATTGAGGCATACCCGGCGGAGGCGGTTAAGACAAAATGAGTGTTGACCAGAAGCTTAATTTCGGCCGGAACATGAACCGGTTCGCGGAGCAGAAATTTAATGAGGCGTTTCAGGCGGCCGGGAAAATACTGCCTGCCAGCATTGTTGAGCAGAAAGGAAATATGGTCACGGTAGCTATCGAGCTACATGACACGCCATACGTTTTCCCTAATGTCACGATCCCACTCTTCGGGCCGCAGTACATTCGATATCCGATGCAGCCAGGAGATAAAGGGATTGTTATTCCTGCAGACACCTATCTTGGCGGCGTCAGCGGGCAGGGCGGTGGTATCGCCGACCTAACCCCCCCCGCCAACCTTAGCGCCCTGGTATACCTGCCGATAAGCAACACCGAATGGGAGGCCGTCGACGGGAACGTTGTCACCATTTACGGGCCTGAGGGAGTGACCATTCGGGATCAGGGTAGCAACACGACGTTTCTGCTGACGCCTGACAGCGTAACAATCGCTGCCGTGGACCAGTTCAAGGTCACTGTCGGCAGCACGGTGCTAACTCTTACGCAGGGAATGTGGAGCATCACCGGAGAGACCGGGAATCTGCAGGACTCAACCGCCAGTACCAGCCCGGCGATTATGCATACCGGTTGGGCCGCCCTGGTTGCATGGTTGAATGCTCATCAGCATTCAAACGGTAATGGCGGTTCAAACACCGGAGCCCCAATCACGACTTTCAACGGGAATATCACGCAATGAGAACCTACGGAAGAGAAGCGGGCGGCAAGTGGGTGCTGGTGGTGCCGGATGAAAATGGCTTTAACGACTCCATCTATCTTACGACGCTGATCCAGAATCTGAAGCTGGCGCCGCAGGAGTCGCCGTTTTTTGCAAACAACGGAATCCCGGCTCAGAGCTCGGTCATTCAGCAGGTGCTGCCTACCTACTATGTCGACAGGCTTCAAAGGCAATTTAGCCAGTATTTTTCATCGCTGCAGATAGCCATGGTAAGTGATGACCCGCCCGTATACAACATTTCGGCGATAACTAACGCCGGTTCTAAAATTATCACAACGGTGAACGTATGAGTGATTTGTCCGTTAGCTATGACGCAGTCGGGCCCGTGCCGAAAACATCCGAAGAACTGCGCGCAGATTTAGTTTCCAGAGCCACTGAGTTATCACCGGGCATCACTACGGACCTTCCTGGATCGCTGATTGAGGATATCGTCGGTACCGACGTTGGCGCGCTGCTTATTGCTGATCAGATCCGCGTCGACCTCATAAACTCTGTTGGCCCGCTGAAAGCGAATATGTACATGCTGAACCTCCTGGCGCAGCAGGCAGGAATTAGCGCACAAAAAACGGAGGGATCGACTACCGTTCCTGTGACGTTTAGCGGTCCAGCAGGATTCGTCATACCGCAGGGGTTTCTGGTCAGCGACGGCACTTATACCTACCAGATCGCTGATGCGACAGTGGTCCTGTCTTCAGGCGTCAGCTCGATGGTAACAGCTGTTGCGACAAACACCGGTTCGTGGGCCGTTCCGGTCGGTTCTGTTAACCAGATCCTCACCAGTCTGCCGTCTGACATTGCCCTGACCTGCACCAACCCGGTTGCCGGCACCCCTGGTGGAGCGCCTGAAACTAACTTCGAGTTTCGCGAGCGCGTCTGGGAAGCTCAGATGTCGACTGTGCAGGGATATCCTGGCTTTATCCGCCAGAAGTTAACCGACCTGAGTGATGTTCAGGCTCGTCTTGTTTCCGTAGTTCAGAGCGGTAATGCATGGATTGTGATGTGCGGTGGCGGTGATATCTATGAAATGGCCGGGGCAATTTATAAGTCAGCTGGCGATATCAGCAGGCTCAAGGGAGCAGACCTGAATGTCACCGGGATCACCAATGCGAACCCTGGGGTTGTCACGACTGACATCACTCATGGTTTCAGCTCAGGCCAGGTGATTCGTATCGCCGGCGTAACAGGGATTAGTGGCGTCAATAACGTTGACCTTACCATTACCGTACTGAGCCCCCACACTTTCTCTATTGGCATAAATACCACTGCCTCAGGGGCATGGACAGGCGGCGGAATTGTAACTCCGAACCTGAGGAATAACGTTGTAACGATCAACGACTGGCCTGATGACTACCTTATTCCTTTTGTAATTCCGCTGCAGCAGCTGGTAACGATAAAATTTGAATGGGCAACAGAGAGCGTGAATTATCTCACGGATGCGACTATCGCCTCACTGGTGTCTCAACCTGTAATCAACTACGTAAACGGGATATTCGCTGGCAAGCCGATGAACATCAACAACGTCAAGGATGTTTTCCTTCAGGCCATTAACGGTACGCTGGACATGAGCCTGATCTCAACCTTGAACGTTATTGTTACTGTGAATGGCATTATCACAGACGTGGACGCCGGGACAAATATCATCAGCGGTGACCCATACAGTTACTGGTATATAGCCTCAAATGGGGTGATTGTCGACGGGATATAACATGCTTGAAGATATCATTAAATCATACTTGTATACGCAGTATAAAGACGATGATGACCTCCAGGCATTCGTCAGCGCATATAACGCCATGGCTCAGGAAATTTATTCATGGATGATTAACGCTAATCTGCCGATTTTTGTCGGTGGTTATAATGTTGGTGATCAGCTGAAATGGACAGCCAGAGGGATATACGGCGTGAAGCCACCAGTGCTGGTTAGCGGAAAGAAGAGCACATTTGGCCCATTCAATGCCGTAATGTTTAATCAGTTGCCTTTTAACGGAAGAAAGGTAGTCAACCAGTCAGAGCAGGTTGTTGTGTCAGACGATCTTTTCAAGCGCATAATGACATGGAATTTCTATAAAGGTGACGGATATTACTTCACAATCCCATGGCTGAAGCGTCGCATAATCCGATTCATGACGGGCATTGATGGCATGGATGTTGTTAATGATCAGCGATGGAGTGTTTCAGTTTTATTCTCTGGTTCTGGCGCCAGCATCTCTATAATCAAAGGATACCGACGACTTACTAAATCTTCCCTTTACAATTCATTTGGATTTAACAACAGAGTTTTCAATCAGAAAACTAGCGGCGTGATAAAGAGTACGAAATATGAATATGCAGAATTATTCAAGCAGGCCTTTGATAGCGGCCTGCTCCACATGCCTTTTTATCAACCCGTTTCAGTCACAATAGTTGGCTAGCGATTCATTGGTGGACTGAAGAGTTTCCTTTGATTAGAATTTTATAATTCCTGCTGCTAACTACCATATCCAGGAATATTTTCAGGCATAAAGAAATTGTCAAAAGCATAATAACTACAAAAAACAACATCACAACAAACTTGATGTTCTCAAGTGGCGGGACTCCTTCCTGCGCCCACATTTGAATAGCAAGAGTGATAAGAAATGCAGAAAGAAAAATAGTTAGCGTCGCAACTCCAGAGAGGATTGTGCGGAAAAAGGCTACAGATAAATTAATCATAGAGAACTCCTGTTTATAAGATTCAGCAATCATAACACTGCCAGCAACCAATAGCGGCAGATAATACCATCCCGGAGGAATAATGGCACTTTTACTGTTGGCTGCTAATAACGCCCAAAGCGTTCTGGCTGCCGGGATAAGCGCGTCCGCAACAACCATGACGCTGAATACTGGTACTGGTGATCTTTTCCCTGCGCCAGTTTCCGGTACCAGTTTCTTCAAGTTAACGTTGATTGATGCTGCAACAGGTCAGATAAGCGAGATCGTGCATGTCACCGCCAGAACAGGAGACACGCTTAAGATTGTGAGAGCCCAGGAGGGCACGCTGGCTCGCGCGTGGTCTGTAAACGACATTGCTGCCAACATGATGACTGCTGGCACGTTGAGCTATATTTTCGATAACTACGCAACAATTGCCAGTCTCGGAACAGCAGCAGCAAGGAACGTAGGTACCGGTTCTGGTCAAATCCCCGACATGTCATTTTTTGCAGGAACCAGTGCTAGTAACGGATATCAATATTTCCCAAATGGGAACTTGATCCAGTGGGGTACTATCGGCCTTCACTCTTCACCCTCAGGAACTACTATTGGAGTATTCCCTATAGCATTTCCCTCAACTGGCTACCAGATAGTCGTAACACATGACAACCCACTCGATGGTACGCTTGCGTATGGAGCCGCAAGCATTATTAGCCCGACACAATTTAGAGTGAACGCATGCGCAATTAACACGAGCACATTTACCCTGAATCCAGGCTATGCAATGACACTTCGCTGGTTTGCTATCGGAAAATAAAAATGAACAGATATCTGTATGATGCGGTAACTAATGCCTTTTATCCATTAGCATTGAAGTCCATCTACCAAGAAAGTGGCTCCTGGCCTGCTAAGGGAGTAGATGTTGACGAAGAAACTTACGAAGAGTTTCAAAATCCTCCGACCGGGAAAGTGAGAGCGCCTGATAGCGAAGGCAACCCATCTTGGGTAGATATTCCGCCCGCTCCTAATGAAGATTTACGAAAAGCAGCTCTTTCTATGCTAAGCAATACCTATCAGGATGATATAGAAAAACTCAACAGGGCGTTGCTGGCTGCTGCCGTTAATGATGGTGTAAATGAAACGACAAAAAAAGATGCAGTTTTAGTGCAGATTAATGCAAGAAAATCGCAGTATGCAACAGACAGGGCAGCAATTATTGCTCAATACCCATAGCTGAGTGGAGAAACGCATGCCAGACAATGAATCCTCACAAACTAACGAAGTACAGTCATCTTCTGAAATAACTGAAGTTAGATTCTGCCCTATTTGTGGAACACAAATGTATCAAGGGATGCGCTATGGATTCCTTTGTTGGATTTGTCCTGAGTGTGACTTTGATGAGCCTGTGTGA